GTTAAAGCCGCCGCCTCCGTTTCGGTCATCGTAACGCTAACCTCGATCGCGGCGTAACCGTCAAGAGATATGGCGTCAGAAATATCAGGGGCAGTTTGTTCCGCTAACTCGATAGCAGTCCAATCCGAACTTGCCAGTTGAGTAGCCGCCCACGAACCCCAGTTATATCCTGTATCTGCCATTAACTAGCCACCGGAATAGTTGCGAACCTGTATTTAACCGTGACCGCAAGCTCCTGCCCGCACTCGTTTAGAATCGCTATTTTGAACTTGGAATAGTCGGCACCTGATAAAGCAAACCGGATATAAACCGTGTCGTTCTGGACGGGTGCGAAAGTAAACGAATACGGATTGCCCTGTCCTGGTTCCTCGTAATTAGTTCCATCGCAGTCACCCAAAACATAGACAGTACAAACGCCATCAATCGCGCCTGTGTCATCCTCTGCCGCAGCAATTGATACCTCAACCGCCGCCTGACCGTCAATGTCAAGGGCGCCGCCTGTGTCCGTAGCGTTGTCGGCAAGCACCTCTGCTGTCCAGTCGCTTGCACTCTCCTGCATCGCCGCCCATGCAGCCCAATTATATCCTGTATCTGCCATTAGATTTCCCTAGCTTCAAGATTGGATTTAGCCAACTGTTCAAGGTTGGTGACGAACTCATCAACAGCAGCCTGATTGGAAGCCGCTTCAAGGTGTTTATCCCATGCAGTATTGAGTAATGCCAACCTCTCGGCAGGCTCCCCGATGGGCGTCTTACGGAAAGTATAATTCTCGGTATTACCTGTCGAGTCGTCTGTTCGGACGAAAGAGACATCAGCCCGCTTCTTCTCGACATCGACGTTAGTTATTTCACAATTCCATGATATTGCCATGATTTATCCTTTTATTTCTTTGCGCTTCGTTGTATAGGTCACTCATAAGATTCCTATGGAATGTAGTAGCAATTAAATATAATCCTCGATGTCCCTGTCGGTGATGAAGTTTTTGTCCACGTCAGCGTAAACCCATCCTTGTCTAATGTCTTGACCCTTGCGGCGTTATTGTTTCCACTTGCCGGTTGTTGCCATATAAGATAGGTCGATGAGTAACCATACTGACTACCGCCAGATCGGATACAAACACCCAGCGAAGCATCTGCGATACCGTGTGAGAATACAGCTGCTCCAGGCACTGACGCTACTGCCTCAATATAATTCGGAGTAAAGCCACAACTATAGCTAACGTCACCAGTTGCGGTAGCCAGATCAAATGTCGCCGTAATTACTTTATGCCTGTAGCCGGGGTCTGTCGTGCTTTCTCTGGTTTTGTTTATCTTCAGAACCGTTGAGTGGTAAGCCGCACTGTCAGTCTCAACACCCCTGTTAGAAGTTATTAAATAATCGCCATAAGTATCTATACCAGATACTTTTTCCATCGAGCTATTGAACAGAGCGTCAACTATCTTAGGTAGTGACGGTTCGGATATATCAACCACCGCCACCTTTTTGGGGGTGAACTGAGAAACGAAAGCATAGTCGCCTGACAACGCAATATAGTAAGGCTCATCAATGCCCGTAAGCGTGGCCGCAAGCGATATATTCGTCGGGTCTTTTACATTAACAACAAAAACCTCGTCCGAGTCCACGCCAGTGGCATAGCAATAGCCGTCCTTGTATCTTACATTGGCAAGGTTCGTGGCTTCACCAGTAACTAATTCAAGCGAATCCGCTATAGAAATATCAGTTGGGTCGCTTACGTCTATCGCTACTATCATACCGCTGTCTTTACCAACAACAAAGACATAGTCACCATGAGGAGCGACGCCCCTGCAACCATCAACGTCTGAATCGACTATGGTATCAGCAATGCTTATACTGGTCGGGTCACTCACGTCAAAAGTGTGAAAATAAGTTCCGCTAAGCGTACCGCCGTACAAATACTTACCGTCGGTACTAATGGCTATTGCATGCATAGAGGCAAGCGTTGTCGCATTTGTGATGGACCCAAGCAATGCAGGCGTTGCAATTGTACTTATATCTATAGCAACGATACTGTCTGCATCAGAGCAGCAAACATAAGCAATCTTATTTACAGCATCAATAGCTATATCATGTGCTCCTTCAAGCAGGTCTGTATCTGTTCCACCAATATCAGACCAGCCAGCATCCACCACTAGCGTAGGTGAGGTTGGGTCTGCTAATGAATATATAACTAACTTATCAGACCAGTAAGACGTATAGAAAGCATATACAACACCGTCAATTTTAGCGATCTCGACATCATGCGTACCGTCAATATCTACAGAAGCAAGGGCAGTTGTGTAATCCATACCGCTAACTTCACGGTTGCCTATTATTTCGCCGCCAAACGTGACATTGCTTATATTGACCTGCTCGCTAAAGCCGGGATTAACGCCCCCGGCATCAAAGGCGATGTCTCTTATCTGCCAGCCATCCTGCCACTTAACCCTTATGTTTGGGGTAGAACCGTCATAACTAACCGACGTGCTTTGTCCCGCACCGCTGATAGAAACATTATCAATTTCCCGTTCGACGGTGGCCGATAGTGAATATGTACCGCCGCACAGATGTATTTTGCCGCCACCGGCAGGCAGTGCGTTAATGGCGGCCTGTATCTGCACATTATCAGCAGTACCGTCGCAAACGTAATCTGCCCTTGTCCGCTGTCTGGTTGGCGAATCTGACGCCGCGACAACAAACGCCGCCTCGCCGCCCGTCTTGACAGGCCCAGAGTACCTATCACGCCCGCCGCCAAAACAAACGCTGGTTAATATTATGGCAAGTAATAACTTTTTCATTTCAAATCCTTTAAAATCCCGATGCTTGGATTGTCAGTGTTCCGGTTACGGTTGTTGGGACGAATGCCCATTTGGAATAACCGCAAAGGTCAAGGGTGATCCTTGCAACGCGATCCGCACCACCGCCATCTATAACGGTAATCTCTTTCAGCCACATCTCTGTGCCAACAGATATAGAATGTACTGCTAGTGTAGTTGCCGACCCCATCTGTTGAGTGCCCACCTCCATAGTCAATATACAGACAAGCGAGAAGTAATCGCCACCACCACGGGCCGCGTAGATATTGACCACTTCGACATCCGTGTCAGTATCGCCCGTAAACCGCAACTCCACCGCGTTGTCACCTGCGGGTGGTGTGTAGATTGTTGTGTGCGTTAAGGCCGCGACACTTGCGTAATCCAGTGCGTCCACGGCTGGCGCGTCATCCTTAACCGTAGCGGTTCCAATTGTCGTCCAGACTCCTTGCTTTGTATCCAGTGTCATTCCGGCCAGCAGTATCCCAATAAGCAGTACCGGCACTAATAGCCACTTCTTCATTTTGGTTACTCCGTAAATAGTTTCTTTAATTCTGGTATAATTGCGTAGATAAGGTTTTCAACCGCCGCCTCTTGCTCTGCTGTTTCGGTATTGCTTGCGAGATAGACAATTGCTAAATGGTTGATTTTGTCAAGAGCTTCGTTTACTTCGTGTTTATCCATGTCATACACGCTGTAAAAAGAGTAGCGATAGCTGTGACTATTCCGTTGCGCCACCGCTTCATGTTCTTTGCGAACTCTTCCAAGCGAATGACACGACCTTTTAATCCGTCACCGTTGCTGCCTACTATCACGTCGTGGAGTTTGTCCATCCGGCGGTCAAGGCTGTCAAATCGTTGTTTATATACCGTCTGATATATTTCGTCTGGGTCCACTTATTTACCCCTCGTTGCCTTGATTATACCTTTAGCTAGTTCGCGTCTGAATATCTTCTCTGCTTGCGGTTGCGCAGTATCTGCCGCTTGCCTCATAAATGGTATTGCTGCCACGTCGTCATGGCCGAACTCAATGGCGAATGGGATATAGTTTCTTTCGTCCTTTGCGTTCTGGTCTACAAACCCTGGGATGTCCGGTTTCATTTGAACACTAAGACCATAAGACCCTTTAGTCTGCCTTTTGTATGGCTTAATCTGGACGTTCTTACTAAGCAGTGCGCCCATCTCGCCACCGACCATGCTCTGTGCGTTTGACTTTGCCGCCACAAGCGCGGGCTTTCGTGCCACACGAAGTGCATGTCTTACCACCTTTCTGGCAACTGTCTGTCCCAGCCGCCACAACGCCCTATCTGCCTCCCTCCCACCCACTAGGTTCATCCCTATCATGTGTCAATCTCCTTGCAGAGCAATTCAAGATGACGGTTTCGCTCGGTTAGATTTATGACAGATACAATCTCCAAAACACGGGTACCAAAATAGATACGGTGTTCAGGCTCCACAGATGCGTTGTAACGGACGCGCACCCTTATGGTGGTTTCCGCCTGCATCTGGTCGGCTTGTATCATCTCGCGGCCACTGATGGGTTCTATTGCCGCCCACACGGTTGCGTAGGTTGTCCATGTTAGAGTCTCGGCACCGTAACCGTCTTTGACGGCTGATGATGCCTTGAATATAACGCGATGTCTAAGTTTGCCAGCCCTCATGCTCCATCCTGCCAAAGTAAGGGTTTAACGCCCAGTGGGACATCTGATAAGCCAACAGGGGAACTTGCTTCTCTGTTCTCATACCAGTGACCCGTAACCATCTTCATCGCAACAGCAACCCTTGAGTCTAGCACACCGACAAAGTTTGTACCTGTGCCAGCGTCGGTTAGTGTGACAGCGTCGCCGTCAGAAGTGGTAGCAAGTTTTAGTGTGTAATCTGAGTAGTCCCTGACGTAATAATCTGTCAAGGCAGATAGCCCAGCGGGCAACGCACCACCGCTATTAGATAGCCTCACCTTGTCGCCATCCGCAAACGCCCTGCCCGATACGGTTATTAAATCTGTATCTGCGACTGCTGTGAAACTTGTCATTGAGCCAGCGATGTAGTTTATTGAGACCGCGTTATTGTCATACAAGGCACTAGGCCATGTCTGGTTGTATGCCAACCCGAACCTCGCCGGGATGCTTCTGGCGTCAAGCGAATAGTAAGAAGATGCAAGTGTTTGGGATGCCTCGTTGTCGTCGGTATAAACAACAGATGAAATTGAAACAGCGGTAGGATATGGAAGTTGTATATCGTAACTGGGAAATGCGTCGAGAGATAATCGATACGTTCTGACCACATAGGCCATGTTCTGAAACTTCTCGCAATATTCCCGCGCCGCAGATATTAGCGACGTTATCAAGGCGTCATCATCTGTATGGTCAACCCGCAGATGCAGCTTTATCTCAGTAAGAGATATAGGCTCAGCTACTGGTTGTGTGGTGATTTCAATTGCCATCATTTACTCCAAAAACACCAAAGGCCGGACCGAAGCCCGACCCCCGGTGAAAGGCTTCATCTCTTTTTGCTCTTGCGTTGCGGCTTAATGTGACGAACAGCGGACTCTTTGGTTATAAGTTGTGTAGCAACCTCGACCACTAGGGGTTTGGCAACCTCGACTATCGGATCATTCACCGCCTGCTGCTTAGAAACCTCTATGCCTTCGCCAGCGGCTATACGATCAAGGCCCTTGCATCTGCCAAACCGCACAACATCACCAACCTTAAAGCCTCCCCATTCTTTTGTTAGTTTTACATAAATCATATTATCTCCATACATTTTCTGGTTTGCCATTGTCGTGAAATTCGCTCGTACCCTGATAGACAGGCTGCATATCCTTGTCAGGCCATTGGATTTTTAATTCACAATGCCCGACAACAACCCTGTTCGCCAGCCTTACTTCCTTGCCCGCCTTCTCCAATAGTTTCCAGAAGTAGATGTCATCGTCAACTCTGCCCGGACCCCATTGACCATCACTGTTGGGCTGACCCAGGAACCAAGGATGAGCAATCTCAAGCAAGTCTTTTGTCCTGATAGCCGTTAGTCCAAAGTGACCGCTTGCTATCTTTGTGGTTTCTTCTGTCTTCAACTCGTCCAGCGGAACCTGTTTGCGGGGCTGGCCTGATTTGCTTTTCATGCTCATAAGCACGGGGAACCCACCGCGACCCCTTTGAACTGGAACGATGGCCGCCACATCTGGATTCGCGTGCATCAGCCGGACTAACGCTTCAACATCCGTCCGCTTGAACACGGTGTCATAATCGACCGTGATGATTACGTCTATGTTGGCGTCGATAAGCTGCTGCATACCTCGCTCTAAACATTGACCCCAGAACGCACCCTGCACGTTGATCAGCGGGATCCGCAAAGGCCACAATGCCTCACAAGCGCAGGTCATGTTGTCCGTAAATCCTAACCGCGGAACGCTCATTACCGCTGCAACTTTCATCTCGCTCAATGGTGCCCTTGATTCCACGTCAACAGGTCTTGCTAATTCCTCGGCGATTTTTGTACCGGACGCGAAACCCCTGCAATCAGAGAGTTCTTTAGGCTCATCTGTCAGCGGCCAGCAATCTATGTTCTTGAATCCAACCGACCCTAACATCGCGCCAAGGCATTGCAATGTCGGTGCCCACCAATTACTTATATTGCTCCCATATTCCGTCGTGGGGTAAAATTCCATCACCATCTCGTTGCGATTGAATCCACCGCTAAGGCCGCCGCGATAAGGTGAAAATTCATCAAGTGACGCCGTCTCGATATGGATTGAACCGTCACAGATAGCACTGATCTTCTCAAGTGCAAGTAGTGGATGCTTCAGGTGGTATATCGTACCGAAGAAGAACACCACATCAAACCGTCCAAGCGTTTCTTCATCGATGTCATACACCGACATCTCGATTCGCTTGCATTCGTCACCATATCCTAACGCCTCTTTACAAAGGTCGAAGGTTTCCCACTTAGGCCGCCTGTCCACGGCAAAGTTAGATAGGTTGTCTGAGAAGTCGTCAATCGCAACGACCTCTTTAGCCCCACGCTTCAACGCTTCAAATGACCAATACCCATCCCACGCGCCAATATCCAAAACCCTTTTGCCTGTCAAGTCGGCGGGTATCGAATACCTCTCGGCGTCTATCGGGGAATAGCCCGGCGTCACGCCACATGGCAACTCTATCTTGTGATACCAATACGGAATCTGGTCTACTCGTTCTTTTAGCCCT